TAGGCTTTTGGCAATTACCCAAACCGCCTAAGACACACAACAAACAATGGCACAAGATTGTCAGGCTAACTAAGAAGATACCGTTTGGTTATGAACTAGATCCTGACAATGACAGATTACTTGTACCTATAGAACATGAGTTAGATGCATTAGAGCTTGCAAAACGACATCTCAAGCAGTATAGTTACAGAGCAGTAGCACAATGGTTGAGTAAAGAAGCAGACCGCTACATATCACACATGGGTCTAAAGAAGAGAATAGAAGTTGAGCAAAGACGTAGAAAAGCATCTATCACTAAACGTAAGCTTGCCAAGTGGCTCGAAGAAACGCTTGCGGAAATCGAAAAACTCGAAACACAAGGAGTCGGTGCATACTCAGAAGCCAGCGGAGATAGAAGCCCCCCAGAACGAACCTATCCCAGCGCAGGTAGTAGCAACTGACTATGACGTTGAAGAAGCACAAGAAGTCGTATTCAAACCGAATGAAGGTCCACAGACCTCCTTCTTGAGTTCTTCTGAAAGAGAAGTTCTGTATGGAGGGGCAGCAGGTGGTGGTAAATCATATGCTATGTTAGCAGATCCATTACATGGCCTGAACGATCCTAACTTCTCTGGACTCCTTGTGCGACACACAACTGAGGAACTAAGGGAACTCATACAAAAGTCACAGGAGCTATATCCACGTGCAGTACCAGGAATCAAGTGGTCAGAGCGTAAGTCACAGTGGACTTCTCCTAAAGGTGGAAGACTGTGGATGTCATATCTGGATAAAGATACCGATGTCACACGATACCAAGGACAGGCTTTTAACTGGATTGGATTTGACGAACTTACTCAATGGCCTACACCTTACGCTTGGGATTATATGAGGTCACGTCTTCGTAGCGCACACAGTAGAGAACTAGGACTTTACATGAGAGCTACAACAAACCCAGGTGGTGCTGGACATAGTTGGGTAAAGAAAATGTTTATAGATCCTGCACCTGCAGGTAAAGACTTTTGGGCGACAGACATTGAATCAAGTAAAACAATCGTATATCCTAAAGGACACAGCAAGGAAGGTCAGCCTCTATTCAAGCGTAGGTTTATTCCTGCATCTCTCTTCGATAACCCATACCTTGCCGAAGAGGGTGACTATGAGGCCATGCTCCTATCATTACCAGAGCATCAGAGGAAGCAACTCCTCGAAGGAAACTGGGACATCAACGAAGGAGCAGCCTTTACAGAGTTCGACAGATCAATCCACGTTATTGACAGCTTTGAAGTACCCGATAACTGGGCTAAGTTTAGAGCGTGTGATTATGGTTATGGCAGTTACACTGGGGTGCTTTGGTTTACTGTATCTCCTGATGAACAACTTATAGTTTATCGTGAGATGTATGTATCAAAAGTTACAGCTTCTGATCTAGCAGATATGATACTAGAGGCAGAAGCAAAAGATGGTGGAATGAGATACGGGGTGCTTGATAGTTCTTTGTGGCACAACCGTGGCGATACTGGGCCATCGTTAGCAGAACAGATGAATATGAAAGGTTGTCGATGGCGACCATCAGATCGTTCGAGAGGCTCACGTATCGCAGGTAAGAACGAAATACATCGAAGATTAAAAGTAGATGATTTCTTAGAAAAGCCTATGCTTGTATTTATGGATAACTGTAGAAACACTATATCACAAATACCAAGCATACCTTTGGATAAAAAGAATCCAGAAGATGTAGACACAAAAGCAGAAGACCACTTGTACGATGCGTTAAGATATGGTATAATGACAAGACCAAGAAGCAGTATATGGGATTATAACCCAGCTAAACAAAGATCAGGATTTCAAGCTAGTGATTCCACATTCGGATACTAATGTAATAGAGACTTGCCCTAAGTGCGAGATAACGTATAATACAAATATGTGGAACACCACATGTCCTAACTGCGAAGAACAAGCAGTTTTTAATAACGGACCTTGGAGAAGAAAGGATAACAGCTAATGGCTGAAGAAATGTTTGAGACAGATGATGTTGTAGCTGCAGAGGACAGTCTCGACAGTATCTTTGAGGAAAAGTCTAGTGTAGTTTCATTTATAAAAGACAGATACAAAAGAGCAGAAGACGCTAGGTACGCTGATGAAACTAGATGGCTAAGAGCTTACCGTAACTATCGTGGCTTGTACGGTTCTGATGTGAAGTTCACAGACTCAGAAAAGTCTCGTATATTTGTTAAGGTAACTAAGACAAAAACACTAGCAGCGTATGGACAGATAGTAGATGTACTATTTGGTAACAACAACTTTCCACTAACGGTAAACCCTTCTATATTACCTGACGGTGTAGCAGAGGCAGTACACATAAACGTAGACCCCAACGCAGAACAAGCAGGTGATGCATTAAAAGCTGTAACACGAGATGAAGCTCCAAGTCCTTACCTTATTGATGGTGTTACAGAGCTAAGACCTGGTGAAACACTAAAAGATTTACAGGGTCGTTTAGGTCCACTAGAAGACAAACTAGAAGCTGTATCTGAAAAGATAATAGAAGGTTCTGGTACTTCACCTACAACTGTTACATTTCATCCTGCAACTATTGCAGCTAAGAAGATGGAAAAGAAAATACACGATCAACTACAAGAGAGTGGAGCTAACGTACACCTAAGAAGCATGGCATTTGAAATGGCACTGCTAGGAACTGGTGTTATGAAAGGACCATTTGCTGTAGATAAAGAGTATCCTAACTGGAACGAAGATGGCGAGTATGAGCCTTTAGTAAAAACAGTACCAGAGTGTAGTCATGTAAGTGTGTGGGATTTCTATCCTGACCCTGAAGCCCACTCTATGCAGGATGCAGAATACGTTGTTGAAAGACACAAGATGTCAAGAACACAACTAAGAGCATTAAAGAATCGCCCATACTTTATGGATGATGCAGTACAAAAAGCTGTAGATGCAGGACCAGACTATACCCAGAAGTACTGGGAAATGACTATGGAAGATGATGACACACAACCAAACTCTGAGCGTTGGGAAGTGTTAGAGTTCTGGGGTTACGTTGATGTAAAAATACTAGAAGAGCATGGCGTAAACATACCTGATGAGTTAGCTGAGATGGATGAAGTTAACTGTAACATATGGGCATGTAACGGTGAAGTATTACGCTTTGTACTAAACCCATTCAAGCCTACACGTATTCCTTACTATGCAACACCCTTCGAGCATAACCCGTACTCCTTCTTTGGTGTAGGTATTGCTGAGAACATGGATGATACGCAGACATTAATGAATGGCTTTATGCGTATGGCTATTGACAATGCTGCATTATCTGGTAATCTTATCATTGAAGTCGATGAAACTAACCTAGTACCAGGCCAAGACATGTCTGTGTACCCTGGTAAAGTGTTTCGGAGACAGGGAGGTGCGCCAGGTCAAGGTATCTTCGGTACAAAGTTTCCCAATGTAGCAAATGAAAATATGCAACTATTTGACAAAGCGAGGCAGTTAGCTGATGAGAGTACGGGATTTCCTTCGTTCGCACATGGACAAACTGGGGTATCAGGAGTGGGAAGGACTGCTTCTGGGATTAGTATGCTTATGTCTGCAGCTAACGGCTCTATACGAACTGTTGTAAAAAATGTTGATGACTATCTAATCAGACCACTAGGCAAAGCATTCTTTGCATTCAACATGCAGTTTGACTATGATGAAGACATTAAGGGTGACTTAGAAGTAAATGCATCAGGTACAGAAAGCTTGATGGCTAACGAAGTACGTAGCCAACGCTTGATGCAGTTCTTACAGGTAGCACAGAATCCAGTGCTTGCACCTTTTGCTAAGATGGATTATATTATAAGGGAGATTGCTAAGAGCATGGACTTAGACCCTGATAAAGTTACTAACTCTATGCAAGACGCAGCTATACAGGCAGAAATACTAAAAGCATTTCAAGCACCAGCAGCAGCCCCTGAAGGTGCTGAAGGTGTAAACACTCCTGACGTAGCTGACACATCTGGAGGTGGAGGTTCACAAATAGGCACAGGTACAGCACCTACGCCTGGAGAGCAAGGATTTACAGGTAATGCACCTCAAGCAGTTGGTTAATGACAAAGAGTGTTACGATCAGTTTAAAGAACATATAGACGATCTAATAAGTATGAGACAACGTACAATGGAATCAGCCAATGATGCTGTGATAGTGTACAGACAGCAGGGTGCTATAGACGTACTCAGAAAGCTAAAGCTACTTAGGGAGACATTAAATAATGGCACTTGAAGAACAAATGGAAATGAGCTTTGGAGAAGTACCTGACAATACGGTGGGTATAGATCCTGTGTCAGGTAATGAGATACCACTAGGCTCATCAGCAAAAGAAGTACGAGATGATATACCAGCGCAACTAAGCGAAGGTGAGATGGTCATACCTGCTGATGTAGTTAGATTCTTTGGTGTAAAGTTTTTTGAAGATATACGTCAAGCTGCTAAGATAGGCTACGCTAAGATGGACGAAGACGGACGTATTGGTGGTGAACCTATTCCTATGGAAGATGAGTCTGGTTTAGGCTTAGAGATGGCTGACCTAGAAGTAATGGATATGGGTGATGACTCAGATGAAATGATGGAAGAACCTGAAGAAGCTTTCTTAGGTAAGTTCTTTGCAGGTATTAGAGAGTCAAACAGAAAACAAGCTGAGAAAAACAAGCAGTCTGTTAGAGACAGGTTCCAAGCAGCTAAAGACAGAGGCAGTTCATCTAAGCAGATTAGCCAAAGAGTACAAGCTAATAAAGATAAGCCCAAGAATAGATA